CTGAACCTTCACCGTAGTCTATCGAAGCGACTTTAGGTGCTTGGCTGCGGATTATCCAATCCTAAACATTATTACCATTGGGGACGACTGTTAATCGTGTTCCTTTTAAATGTTTCCAAATAAAAGTGGTAGTTTAGGCTCTAAGGACGTTCCCGTCAGTTTGAAGTTGTTGCAAAGTTCTTTAAGAACTTCACTAGCCAGTTATATAGGAATCACGGTAAGGTGATTTCCTGCTAATTTACACTGTTTTTCATAATAAGTAATAGCAGAACTTATTATGCAGCTGACTGTTAGGCACAGGTGAATGTAAATACATTGTTTAATGCCTGACATGATACGGAGGATGTTGTAGTTAGTAGCATACATGAACACTTGGGAGCTTGCGGATGAAGCGAGTGTCATTTGCATAGTTGCGTTGTCAATTCGGGACATGTTAATACTGCCACTTGGCTGGTGCTCCTCAGGCGAAAGCGCGAAAGAATACACGTAGATACCAACAGCAGGTCCGTTAGTGTGATGGTCAAGTGGTTGTTGTAAATTGAAGTAGTTGGCTTTTCGGGTAGCGAAACGGTCATGACCATTAAGTTGAAGTTTAGCATCAACCAAAGTGTTAGGACCAGCATATGGGGTGGATCCGGTGGTGAAATCGGTCCATCTGTTAGCATTGACGTTTGATGTAGCGACGTTTGCGACGTTAGCATCAGGTTGAGCAACCCAGACCAATTCCTTACAAGGGTGGTTGAAGGTGAGTCTTTGACGGAAAGCGACTTGGGAGACGGATTCAGCACCTTGGAATTGAAGTTGTTCGATGAGGTATTCGTGGGTAATTTGAGCGAATTGTCTTCGTTCAGCGGTATCAAGGTAAATATAGTTAATCCAGAGGGATGCGTTAGCAAGAACTGGAGTTGGTGGTGTAGCCAAAGCAGATGCTTGGTAACATTCGGAGAATGGACGGAATTCGATGTCGAACTTGACTTCGTGATAAGCAAGAGCGATCAAAGGAAGAGCCAAACCAACGTTTCGGTTGAACCAAAATTGAAGTGGGACTGAGATGGTGGTTGCTGGGATAGCGGTCTTACCAACGGTCAATAAATCGGTGTTACCAGTCAATTCATTGTATGTAATTTCGTGTTCAGCAGTTTGGGTCAATTGGTTCCAGATGTGTAACCATTGTCCGTAATGTTTGTCAATTTGGGAACCACCGATGGAGACGGAGACTTCCTTGATGATAACATTACCAATGTTACGGACCCAAGCGACGGTACCAGCACCACCGTTAGATAGGGCTGGAAGACCGATTTCAAGGTAGGTCTTGTGGATCAAATCAGCATTTCGTGAAACAGTTGCTGAGACCTTTCGGCCAAAGTCAACAGCTCCGGAGAAAGTCTGTTCGATTGACTCCATAGCAAAGTTAGTGTGACGTCTGTACACTACTTTGAAGAAAGTAACGGTAGGATTTGAAGTTAAATAGACGTCCTGGGCGCCATAAGCTACGAGCTGCATTCCATTAATACCCCGCCTTTCAGCGTATTTAAAAGGGTGTGGGCTTTATCTTAAGTTATCATAAAGGTTGATTAGACCTCTCAAACCCACTAACGTTAAGTCTCTGAACCTTCACCATATTCTAATCATATCGAATTTAGGTGCTTGGCTGCGGATTACCCAATCCTATACGTTATTACCATTGGGGACGATAGTTAATCGTGTTCCTTTTACAAGTTTCCAAGTAAAAGTGGTAGTATAGGCTCTAAGGGCTTTCCCGAACAGTTTGAAAGTGTTGCAAAGGTTTTTGGGTATCCTTCACTAGCAATTTCTTTTAAAATTACTCCTAGGTCCTAGCAATTAAAACCACCTGCCATAATTGTTTATACTATTACAAAAGAAAATAATTTTCATTTTTTTATCGAGTTTTTAACGCGTTTTCTTTGTTTTTTGTCTTTAAATTGTTTTCTCCGTATAAAAGAAAGGAAATGGAGGAAGAAACCGTGATTTACGTGCTGGCTTTGCTTGTGATAATCCATACGTTGGTGGGACTTGCCTCGGTGGCATCGATGGTGTCGTTTTGCTTTAATAAGAATATACCTTACGTGGATTTCCTGGCATTTTTATCCGTAATCTCATTCTTATTATGCAATAAATGTCTTTCTATAGATTTTTACGAGTTCTGTAAGGGGGACCTTACTCCTGAAGAGATTCCTGACTTTGCCAAGGATAATTACTTGAGGAAAAAAATCCATAACTTTAATGGGACGCAATCAACTGATTATACTCATTTACGTCTTGATAAAATCAATAATTTAGAACCTTTGATGGATTGCGAGGACCCCGAACTTTACAAATTGTTCTTTAACAGGAAAGTTCAGTATATCATCTTTAATTCTATAATGGCTTTGATGCTGTCAGTGAAATACGATAAAAAACAGTATTTCCCATTATTTATGATTTGGGTATTCGCGACATTTCCCGCGTAATTCTTTACTTGAATGGTTTGTCGTTAGCTTTTCTTTTGTTACAGGTACACCCAAGCGGGTATTTGGCTCTTAGCTCCGTAGGAGTCATAGAAGCAGCTACTACATTTCCGTTAGCTTGAAGGAACTGTCTGTAAGAATAAGAATCCTTTGTATTTGCAGCCTTTGCAAGTTGTTTCTCTAAGTCACAATTAGGGATATAGCTGGTGAAGTGTCGTGAGTCTCCGCAAATATTTACCATTTCTTTATATACTACACGCAGAATAAAAAACCCGCGAAATAAAGCAACTTTTTAAAAATACACAAATACCAATGATACTTGCCATTGATGTCGGTGTGAAAAATTTGGGATTGTGCTTGCTTAGCTGCGAAGACAAAAAGGATTTTTCTACGTATTCCATAGAGTTTTGGGGGTCTTTTGATACTCTCAAAGAAGACTCTTTCACTTGTCAGGGCATCCAGAAAAATGGGAAGGTTTGTGGTAAGAAGTGTTGTTATAAATACGATTTAGAGGAAATTACTAGTTATACCTGTAAATCGCATTTTCCCAAAGAAATTGTTCCTGGTGTCATTAACAAGTATTCCCAGAAGAAGGTAGCCGACTATACTCTCCAAGAACTTGCTACTGCAACCCTTAATACTCTAAATGACATTTATTCTAATAATAAAGAACTATTTGATAAAATAAAGTGCATCCTCGTAGAATTGCAGCCAACATTTGCTGTGAAAATGAAGTTCATTTCCCATATAATTTTTGGTAAGTTTACAGAGCTATTCATTGATAAAAATATTTCTATAAAATTTGTTAGGGCCACAGAAAAACTTAAAGTATATGACGGTCCAGAGCTGACATGTGAATTGAAGGGAGCTTACGCCAAACGCAAATGGATGTCTATACAGCACACTACTTGGTTTCTGGAAAACAAATTCACTAAAGAGCAACGCGAGAAATGGTTGCCTACTTTGCAAGGGAAGGGAGACGACAGTGCTGACTGTCTTTGTTATTGTCTGTATTATTTCCTAGGCTCAAGTATTAGCAGAGCTACTTCTAAAAGTAAATTCATTCGCAAAAGAACAAAAAAGAATTCCAAAGCTATTTCTATCATTTAAATTTCTTGAATAGTTTTTTCATTAGCGTAATTGCTTTGACTTTCATTATAAATATCCAAGAAATTCTTATACCCGAACGTCCCATTTCCCTATAGTTTTATGACTATATTTTTTTTCATCAAATATTTCTGCGTTTTTTCTACTTCCTCTATACGGGTCTGTAGCTTTTTCTCCTTTTCTTTCAAAGAATTGTTAAGGTAAATGTATTTACTTTCTTCGACTTTTAATGCTATAAGAGACAGGTAATTAGGATCCGAACCCTTTACTTGAAATAAAGTATCTTCGCTGAAAGGTATCTCGAATGTATCTTTCTTTGCTGGAACCCTCAGGAATACGCTATTAGGAGTACATTCATCTATAAAGCCCCCGCTTATTTCATAGGTTATGTCTTTGCTGCTAATTTTAACAAAACTTTTGTGGAGGTGCTTAAGGAAACCAGTGTCTATTGTAACGTAATCACTTGACACTTCTGTGTGAGCTATCGAGGAACTATTAGCAGGAGCTAAATTTCCAGGTATCTTTATGGTTATTGTCATCACGTGTTCTTTATATATATTATTTTTTTCTAATGTGATTATATATCGCAATGGAATCCACACTTATTTCTTACTACATCGGCATCTTCATCGTCTTCGCCTCCCACATCTACACCTTGGTAGCTTCCAAAGGTATGATGACCGCGCATTCGCTTCTTAACTTGCTTGCCGGGCTCTTAATCGCCTACTATTTTTTGACAAAAGAAAAGTTTATTTAAAAAAATAAAAAACTATCATTTATTTTTATTTTTTCATAATTATTTATACAGTATAATTTACAATTACCTGAATTGTGTGAGCTGATGTGCTTGCTGCTGTGAATTTAATTCTTGCAGTTGTTGTTCCAGAAACTCCAAAACCAAATAGATTTTCCACGCTATTAGGCGCTGAATCGTTGTTATACCCTGTAGTATTTACGGCTATATCATAAATATTTGTTAAATTAGTAGCTAAGTCCGGCAAAGCAAAGGTGAAAAAAGTAGAAACGCCTTGAGCTGTAGGGGAAGCCCTGAAGATAGCGCTTAATGTTCTAGTATTTCCATTTCTTGTAAGTATTGTTTTAGTGCAAGTAGCAGTGCTTGCAGTATTTGTATTATTAGTCGTAGTTATACTTGGAGAACTTATTCCAAATGCTACAGTTCCAGAAACAGTCAAATTACCTCCTACAGCTAAATCAGTGCCAACAAATGCCTTTTTAGCAACTGCTAGACCACCAGCGGTGGTTATAGTTCCACCATTAGTAGCACTTGTTGCATCGGTGGTATTAGAAATACCGAGGCCTCCAGCAATTTGAAGTGCTCCGCTCACTGAACTTGTAGTTGCAGTAGTTTCATCAAAGATGACAGCGCCTTTTGTAGCATTCGTTGTACTCCTGATTGTAGTATTATTACTTGCAGCTGTGCCACCTGTAATTACTTGGCCTCCGCTTCTACCCGCAAGTAATGCATACTGGGTATGGTCGTCGTTAAGAAGACCAGTGAAGTTAGCGTGAGGAAGTGCAGCTGTTCCTGTAACAGTCAAATTACCTCCTACAGCTAAATCAGTGCCAACAAATGCCTTCTTGGCTACTGCTAGACCACCAGCGGTGGTTATAGTTCCACCATTAGTAGCACTTGTTGCATCGGTGGTATTAGAAATACCGAGGCCTCCAGCAATTTGAAGTGCTCCGCTCACTGAACTTGTAGTTGCAGTAGTTTCATCAAAGATAATGGCTCCTTTTGTAGCACTCGTTGTACTCCTGATTGTAGTATTATTACTTGCAGCTGTGCCACCTGTAATTACTTGGCCTCCGCTTCTACCCGCAAGTAATGCATACTGGGTATGGTCGTCGTTAAGAAGACCAGTGAAG